AACAACGCCGCCAGCGGGCGGAGGGCAGCAGCAAACAACGCCGCCAGCCACAACACCCCCTGCAGCAACGCCGCCAGCGGAGCCGCCAAAAGAAGACCCAACAAAAGCGCTTTTAGCTTCATTGGGGGTTGAATCCATTGACGATGTAAAAGGCGCATTAAAGAAGCTGCAGGACATTGAAGACGCAGACAAAACAGAGCTGCAAAAAACCGCAGATCAAGCAAAGAAAGCTGCGGACAAATTGAAAGAATATGAGGAGCAAGTGTTCACACTTACAGCGGAAAAAGCAGCCCTTGCAGCGGACGCAAACCCCGACAGTGTAACGGACATTATAACACTTGCAAAAGCTCATACTAACAAAGATACAGACATTACAAAGGCGATCAGCCTTGTTTTGCAAAAGTACCCGCAATTTAAAAAGGGCGGAGCAGAAACAACACCGCCTGCAAATAGTGACAATAAAAAGCCGCAATTTGCACAACAGCAGCAGCAAGGCGGGCAGCAAACAGAGCAAGACAAATGGAACGCAGCTTTTAAAAATATTTATGCAAAACAATAAGGGGGTTTAATTGATGGCAGTTAACTACGCAGCACAATATGAAGCAGCTTTGCAACAAAAATATTCAGCGGCTTTAAAATTTGCGGAGCTATACGCAACGCCAAATAACCAGCTTGTACGTTGGTTAGATGCAAAAACGGTTAATATTCCGCGTATTGATGTACAGGGCTTGCAGGACGTAAACCGCGACGCAGTAGGCACAATGACGCGCCGTGTCGATAATACTTGGGAGCCTAAAACGCTGGGACATGACCGCGAATTTCGTACCCTAGTTGACCCGCTAGACATTGACGAGACAAACATGGCTTTATCTATTGCCAACATTACGCGCGTATTTAATGACGAGCAAAAATTGCCGGAGCTTGACAAATTCATGGCGTCAAAGCTCTACAGTGAGAAAGTTGCAATTGACGGCGCGGGCGCGATCATTGACAGCACAGACGCACCAAATACAGCGCTTGCAAATTTTGACGCAATGATGGAAGCAATGGATGAGGGCGAAGTGCCGGAAGAAGGGCGCATTTTATACATTACGCCAACCGAAATTGCAGCCCTAAAAGCAGCTGCAGAGATTCAACGCACAATGGACGTCCGCAGCGGAGACACGCGCGTAAATCGCTTAATTCGTTCGTTGGACGAGGTTTCCATTAAAGTTGTTCCTTCTGTCCGCATGAAGTCACTTTATAACTTTACAAGCGGCGCGGTTCCCGACGGAGCAGCGGTTCAAATTACGTCTATGCTTGTTCACCCGTCCGCAGTATTAAGCCCTATGCGCTATGAATTTGCTTCATTAGACGAGCCGAGCGCAACAACAGGCGGAAAGTTTTTATACTATGAGCGCCTTTATTGGGACGTTTTCGTATTTAACCGCAAATCAGCAGGCATTCAAATTGCTGCAGACACGGCAGCAGTTTAATAAAAGGGAGGTTTAACACATGGCATTAATTAATGTTAAAAAGGACAATCGCGTATTAACAATTGACGAAAGAGAATTAGACCGTTACTTAGAACAAGGGTATGAGCAAGTAAAATACGACGGCAGAAGCGGACAGTATAAAACCGTTTCCCAAAAAAAAACGGTAAATGATGCCGAATTTGCGGAAGAAATGACGCCGCAAGCAGCTGCGCGCAATGCTGCCAATCCATTAACAAATGTTGAATTTGGGAGCGAAATTTCCCCAACAGAAGCGGCGAAACTAGGGGCAACGCCTGCAGACGTAGCAGCAGCAGCAGGAGCCAGCCAACCCGTTGTAGGACATAACGGGACAGTTTCAACGCCAGCAGGAGCGCAGGCAATGGAATTTGCAGGCGAAATTGCACCGGATGCCAGCCCAGCCCCAACACAAGGAGCAGCAGCAGCAGCCGCAAACAATGCTGCAAATGCTGCAGCTACAGAAGCAGCATACGAACAAGAATTTGCAGGCGAAATTGCGCCACATTCAGCACCAAACGCGGACTATAACGCGGAAATGGGCGAAGAATCAGCAGCGACGCAAAAAGCAGCGCGCCGCAGTAAGCGCAATCAATAGGGGCTAGCTTATGGCTTACATTGATGAAACCTATTATAACGAAACATACAAAGGAAAAACGGCAGACGCGGAAACGCTTGCCGTTTTTTTAGAGAGAGCAACAGACATTATAGACCAAATCACAAATTATAAAATTCCATTCAGCGGCGGGGGCTTTTCGGGCTTGTCCCCTTTTGTGCAGGAACAAGTAAGAAAGGCAACAGCAGCCCAAACGGAATTTTTGATCAAATACGGCGAAAACGGGGGCGCGGAGCCGCAAAACGTTTCAATTGGCAGCTTTTCCTATAGCGGCGGAGCTGCAGCAGAAGGAAGCAGCGACGGACGAACAACCCCAGCAGTCATTGAATACTTAAAGCCAACAGGCTTGTTATATGCTGGGATTCCCGCCCGCAGCTACTACCCGCCGGAGGGCATGACATGAGTATAAAACCCATTCCCAAAAGTTTATTAATTCATGAAGCAGTTTATGAGGAATTTTTAAACAATGAGCGCTGGGGGGAGACATTTGCAGCCCCCGTTGCGCTCTTAAATGTTAGAGTACAACCCGCAAAAGGTTTGATAAAAGACACGATACGGGAAGCGATCAGCGCGCGGGCTGTTTTATTTTTCGATACAGAACATTCAACGCCAACAATGGAAAATTTCATAATCAAGTCAAAAATTACGTTTGACAATGAAGTTTACACCATTAACGACGTACAAACCTTTTATGCGTTTGGAGAAACCCCGCACCATTACGAATTAATTTTAGTTTGAGGGGGCGCGCCCATGATCTATTACAAAGTCAATATAGATTATGACCAAAACGCCATAGACAAGGACTATCAAAGGGCATTAGACCGGACGCAATACGCGCTAGATACCCAAATATTAAAAGATTCCAATTACTTCATTCCAAAAGATACAGGCAATTTAGAGCAAAGCAGCCTGCGGGCGTCTGACATTGGCGGCGGGCTTATTCAATGGGATACCCCATACGCGCGGCGCCTTTACTATAACCCGCAATATGACTTCCAAAAGGACGAAAACCCAAACGCGCGGGGCTTATGGTTTGAAGAAGCAAAAGCGCGCTGGGCGCCCGATTGGGAGCGTATAGCGCAACATACTTTTAACGAAAATTTTTGAGGTGAAAGCATGGACTTTTTACCGCGAATTATGGACGCAATTGAAACAAATATAGAGCTAAACGCCCCGTTAAAAGTTGGCTTGCTTGAGCCAGCCAGCAGCGCGGCGGCAATACGGACAGTTTCAAGCGGGATTGTAACGCGCTATATGGACGGGAGCGCCATATATCATGTTGCTTTTCAGATATTGATACAGGATGCAGACCAACAACGCGCCGTTAACATTTTGGATGATATAACGGATTTTTTGGAAGGACTTACAAAAGATAACGTTATCAGCGGCAACAACAGCTTTAATTTTGTGACGTCTAATGTTTCTGTTTTGCCAAACCTTGTCCAAAAGACAAATAACGACGAATACATTTACACCGCAATATATGCCGCTCAACTAGAAAAGAAAGGGGTTTAAATAAATGCCAGCTACAGGAATGCTTTTAAACTTTGATCATACTTTTGACATTGATGTGACCCCAGCAACAACGCCGACATTAGCGCGACTAGCTGCGGGCATTACAGATTTCGAGGTTTCTTTCAACGAAGAAACAGACCAATCAAAATACATGGACGGCGACGGATGGGGGACAACAACCGTTATTGGCGGACAAGTTACATTCTCTTTTTCCGGTCATAGAGTTTATGGAGACGCGGCACAAGATTTTATTTTTGCTAAAACGTTAGAGCTTGGAACAAACCGCGAAACCGAATTAACTTGGACATTGCCAAACGGCGCCAAATATGTTGGAGCTTGTACCATTGCAACAATTGACGGCGTAGGCGGGGACGCAGGCGCGAAACAAGAATTTTCGTTAGAAATTCATTTTAACGGAAAACCAACATTTACAGCTGCGCCAGCTTAATAAGTAATCATATGGAGGGAACAAAATGAAAAAGTTTACTTTTGATCAAACGTACCAAGAAATTGAGGTTGCCGGAGAAGTCTATAAAATTGATTTTGCGGACGAGCAATTAAAAGCATATCAAAGTGCCTTTTCTGCTTTTCATGCCGAAATGG